TTCTAATACAATCATTAATGCAATAACACTAACGGTTGTATCTGACAGGGCGCCTGCCCATTTTTTAATTGTAGCTAAGATTTCCATACTATGGAGTCTCCTTATAACCAACGCTGTGTTTCCACAGTGGGTAATCTATTTAGAGTCGTTGGAAAAGATTAATATAGTAGGTTAATGATTATAGGATTAGGATACTTATAGTATCTTAGAAGAAAGGCATTTTGCTTTTTTTAGTTGTTTCTAGATTATCTTTAATTAATATATTGATTAATTCTCGTTCAAGTTGACCCAACATCATACTGTCATCATAAGACAACCCGCCTCGCATATACCAGCACATTCTAAGGGCTTCTTCTTTATAGGCTCTTACCTCTTTGTCGAGTCTTTCAATCAGATCGACAATTTCCTCATTACTGAGAGCTAAGAGCCGACTCCGAAAAAACTTGCATAATCAAACGTGACTTCTGTTTTATAATCGGTACTGCATTCGGAACAGCTATTGTTGTAAGGTTTTAACCCTGCCATGGCCGCTATAGCAGATAATTGATCTTGTACTTTCTTTATTAGTGCACCGCTGGTGTTGGTATAAAATTCTTTAATAAACTCAGGATTGACTACCCTATTACCATCTGCTAGTAAAACATATTCTGTACTGTTGGTTAGATTATCTACATTTAGGTCAATCAACTTATCAGTAATTTCTTTAAGATTTTTTTCTTTGTCCTCAGAACTCATATTAGCTGAATTTAGCACATTGATGATTCTCTGTTCTTCGTATGTGATTGAATTAGTGCGATTGATTGAAAAGTAATTTTGAGGTTTTAATTTTACAATCAAATCATCTGCAATTTTAAACTCAATAAAATTTGGCATCTGTATTTGTTCAAGGGCATCAGTTAGATTCACAGTATGATCGTCAACGTGTTTGCATTTTGGGCAAGTAGTGGTCACGTTCATTTCTGAACCATAGCTGGCAATTCGTATGGCTATTAAACATGCATCAACATCAACACTGGGCATGTTCCAAGCATTTGTAATTGCCGGAATACAACTTTGGATAACACTAACTACACCAGTTCCGTTGATCAATGCGTCTGGTGTTCTTAACGTGATCTCATCTTTAGTAGTCATCGGGTAAACTGGTAGTTCTCCGTTTGCAGGCAAGGTCAACGAGTCTTCAACCCAAAAGCGTCCTTGGCTAGGCAGCTTTAAAAAGACAGCAGGCTGTCTAAAATGTTTAGCTAACGGATTAGTTTGATTCATGGTTAATTTTTCCAATAAATAAATGTAAGTACTGTATTATTTAGTGCAAATTAAGTGGGTATATAATAAATGGATGAAGACCGCTTAGCCGAGCTGCTGGAAAGAGCCTTTGAACGTATGGGTATTTCCGGCCCTTTTGCTAAATTTAAAGATAATCTTGATGATGTCAACGACGCTTTAAGCGAAGAAGAAAAATCACGATTAAAACAAGCACGGCTAATAAAACAGACTAACGAAGCATTTAATAAGTTAGATGACAGTCTTAAAAAAGGTCGTAAAAAAGTAGTTGATCTAAGTTCGTCAATTGAACATTTAGATGACCTAATGTTAGATTTAGATGATAGTGTAGAAAAAGTTGAATTAGAATTTCGACGCAATGCGTTGGCTAGTCAGTATCTAACAGCACAATACAAAAAAGCAGGTAAAGAATTCTTAAAAGCCACGGGTGATATACTAGTTAACGGTGCTATCCGTGGAACCAAAACATTAGTCAATGGATTACAAAGTGGTGCTAGTGGTGTTTCAATAGCATCAGACCTAATGACTAACTCTATTGACATAGCCAATCAAGATGTGCAGGCTGCAACCAAAGGCATTTCATCAGTCGCTGAAATGTTTATGATGTTTAGTCCAGCCGGACGTATAGCTAAATTAGCAGCCGCTGGTATTGATCTAGGTGCTAGGGCATTTGGGTATGTCAGCGAGAAATCTAGTGACCTAGCTAAATTTGGCATTGAAGTAATGGCTAAAGAAGTTGAAAAAACGGTTAAAGCATTTAACGAGTCTTCAGCCGCCGGGGCACTGTTTGCTAATGGTATGACTGGATTACGAACTGCAGCCAGAGACTCTGGATTGACAGTTGAACAATTTTCAAGAGTGATAAAAAATAACTCTCAAATATTTGCTGAGTCAGGATTAACGGTCACAGAGGCAATAACTCGATTAGGAGGAGTTGCTAAAGTAATTAAAAATGGGCAGATTGAATCACGCCTAATGAGATTAGGATATGGTTTTGAGGAACACGCCGGACTAGTAGCAGAAGTTATGGCCAGCATGCGTAAATCAAATACACTAGCCACAGCAACTGATCCAATGATCGCTGCGGCCACAGAGGAGTATGCTACTAACCTAAGAATTATATCTGACATAACCGGTGAAGATGCTAAAGCTCGTATGAAACAGGCTCAAGATCAAGCTACCCAATATGCATTTAATCGTAAGATAGCAGATGTTGCAGCAAAAACAGGACAAGAAGATCTTTTAAAACAAGTTGAATCTTATCTAGCATATCTAGGTCCGGAAAACTCTAAGATCTATATGCAAAAGGTAGTGTCAAGTATTGATGGTATTAGTTCAGGATTTTCCAATGACGCACTGTCTAATCTAACTGGATTTGGTGCAGCATTAGATACATCTGTTGATCAGTTGTATAGTGGCAGTTTTAGGATGAGAGATGCTGCTTCTACGTTAACAGGATTTTCTCAACGATTTGCAAATGAATCAGACCCAATGTTTAAAGCTATTGGTACTGGCGCATTATATGGAGTCACTTCGTTAAATGATTTATCCCAAGGCGCATCAGCCTTGTTGGCATTTACGCAAAAAACACTAGACCCAGAAACTGCGATCAAAGCTGCAGAAGAGCGTAAAAATTATCAAGACAAAGCTACAGAAGAATTAATACAAGCAGAACGTGAAACACAACGACTACGTATTTCATTAGAATCAGAATTGACCAAACATTTATCAGATTTTTCTCATGTAGTAGATGCGATAGTGACTGATTTACGTAAAACATTGGCTAGATTAAATTTGGGAGGTCCCGAAGGTGGTGGTGCTGGTGGACCGGGATTCTTTAATCGTGTAGGGCATGCAATTAAAGAAACAGCAGTAAGTGGCGCAATTGGTGCTGCAGCGGGCAGTGCAGTTCCAATGATTGGAACCACAGCCGGCGGAGTAGCCGGACTTGTCTACGGTGGAATCAAAGGTGGATACGAAGCAGTGACAGGCGAATATGCCATTGGTGGTATTGCCCAAGGTCCAACTACCGGATATCAGGCTCAACTACATGGAACTGAAGCTGTAGTACCTTTACCAGATAATCGATCAATACCTGTGACACTGTCAAAAGAATCAACAGCAGATCAAAAAGTATTGGATACTAGAGAAATAACATCAGCTATTAATAGCCAGTCCGGACTACTAAACGAAATACTCAAAACAATGAAAGAGAACAACAATTTAACATCAGGAATACTACAGCAGAGCTATTAAAGGCTTAAATATAGTATACTTAAGAGAATATAATATGTCATGGAAAAAGCATTTCAAAACAGCAGACACTAGTGGATCAATGAGTCCAATTGGTAGCGGGGGTAATTTACCAGATGCTGCATATAGAAACTTTGCTAGCCAATTACCAGAAGTCTACATTGGTCACCCAAATCGCACAGAACGCTACAATCAATATGAACAGATGGACATGGACAGCGAAGTCAATGCCGCCTTGGACATCATTGCTGAGTTTTGTAGTCAACAAAACACAGAAAATGGCACAGGATTTGATTTATTCTTTAAAGAAGATCCCACAGACAACGAAGTTAAGATTCTTAAAGATCAACTACAACAATGGGTTAGTTTAAATGAATTTAACAAGCGACTATTTAAAATGGTTCGCAATGTGCTGAAATATGGTGACCAAGTTTTCCTACGTGATCCAGAAACATTTAAGTTGTACTGGACAGAAATGCACAAAGTCACAAAGGTTATTGTTAACGAAGCTGAAGGTAAAAAACCAGAACAATATTTAATTAAAGATATCAATATTAATTTTCAAAATCTAACTTCAACAGCAGTTAGTTCCAGTGACACTTATATAAACCATCCACAAGTTGGTGGACCTAGTGGAGCATACACACAACCAAATGCTCCTTATAGTGGCGGCACTCGATTTAGTCATGTCCAAAATGAGGCAGCTATAGATGCCGAACATGTAGTGCACCTAAGTCTAACAGAAGGTTTAGATTTAAATTGGCCGTTTGGTAATTCAATATTAGAAAGTATTTTTAAAGTATTCAAACAAAAAGAATTATTAGAAGATGCTATTATTATCTATCGTATACAGCGTGCTCCGGAACGTCGTATCTTTAAGATTGACGTAGGTAACATGCCCACACACATGGCCATGGCCTATGTTGACCGTATCAAAAATGAAATTCACCAACGTCGTATCCCTACTCAGACGGGTGGCGGACAAAATATGATGGATGCTACATACAACCCATTGTCAACTAACGAAGACTATTTCTTTCCGGTGACAGCAGATGGTCGTGGATCTAGTATTGATGTATTCCCTGGGGGTCAAAATTTAGGTGAAATCACTGACTTACGGTTCTTTACTAACAAAATGTTCCGTGGTCTGCGTATTCCAAGTAGCTACTTGCCTACAGGTGATGACGAAAGCGAACGAGGTTATAGTGATGGTAACGCAACCACAGCACTAATTCAAGAATGGCGCTTTAATCAATATTGTAAACGCCTACAAAATATTATAATTGAAAAAATAGATCAAGAATTTAAACTATTCATGCGTTGGAGAGGTATTAATATTGACAACAGCTTGTTTGAATTACGATTTAATGAACCACAAAACTTTGCTAAGTATCGTCAGGCAGAAGTTGATCAAGTACGGATTCAAGCATTTACACAATTAGAAACTACTCCATATTTGAGTAAACGTTTCCTATTAGAACGTTATCTAGATCTCAGCGAAGAAGAAATGCAACGCAATGATGAATTGTGGTCTCAAGAGAACGGAGTAGATGCATCTACCGATGCTCCTGCAGCAGGATTGCGCAGTGTTGGCGTGACAACCGCAGGCTTGCAGCAAGATATGGATACATTAGGATCAGCTGCTGATTTAGAAACAGATTTAGGACAGCAACCAGCCACTGGAATCCAACCAGCTGGAGGTTCTCCAATGCCAGATCAATTGGGTGGAGCAAGCCCAGTTGCAGGACTCTAATATTTTTGGTAAATAAACGTATGAACTTACTAGAAGTATTCCAAGAATTGCCCAACGGTTATCGTACCGAAAAAGACGATAACACCTCACCAAAATTAAGTGACTTACGTAAAACAAAAATCACTTTGAAACAGTTAAATAGACTACGTATTATGAATGATGTTCGTAGGTTAGAACACGAACAAAAATTAGAAGATGTGCGTAAACAGTATAAAGCCCCAGCTGCAGAAGCACCAATGATGTAGTTATCTGTTAAAACGATTCAAAAACAACGCATTTAACCCCATTTTTTTATAAAATTTGTAAATAATACTACATAAAGAATTGTATTATACATTATTCAATCTTACCTAATTTTTTTAAGGAGTTCTTTCATGAACAAGTACGAACAACTGATCGAGCATATTATCAATGATGAAACTGATAAAGCTCGTGAACTATTCCACACAATCGTAGTAGAAAAATCACGTGATATTTACGAAAATTTAATCGACGAACAAGATCTAGAAGAAGTCGGTGGCAACGAAGTTGAAGATCTAGTAGACGAAATCACTATTGACGAACAAGGTATTAGCGAAGAAGAAGATGAAGAAGGCGCTGAAGAAGCTCCTGCTTTTGACTCTGACGAAGCTGCTAGTGACGAATTTAGCGGTGAAGAACAAGGTGAAGCAGAAATTGAAGATCGCGTTGTTGATCTTGAAGATGCTTTAGACGAATTAAAAGCTGAATTTGATGCATTAATGGCTGGCGAAGAACACGAAGAAGAAGCTATGCCAGGCATCCACGGTGCTGATGACGCTGAAGACGCTGAAGAATTGCCAGAAGTTGGTATGATGGAAGCTACAGACGACGAAGTTGTTGAAGAAGCAGACACAGACGACGAAGTTGAAGAATCAATCGTACGTGAGTACGTAGAAAAAGTAGCATCACCAGGCAACACAGAAGGTGCAGACAACAAATCTAGCGTTGTAGCTAAGAAAAATGATATGGGCGGAACTTCAGCTAATATCGTTAAAGGTGGCGCAGAATCAAATCCAGACGGTACTAGCCCAAAAGCTACAGTTAAACCAAAAGGTGAACTAGTTAATAATCCACTAAACAAACCAGGTGCTAAAGCTGGATCAGCATTTGCTAAGAAAGAAACAGCAGTTAAAGCTGAAGTTGGTGGTGTTAACAAAACTAGCCCACTAGCAAGATAATTAGGAAACTATAATGGCATTTTATCTTAAAGAGAACTTAACTTTTGATGCTGCGAGAATGGAAGTCTTGACTGAAGACTCGCATGATGGCAAAGGTAAGAATCTTTACATGAAGGGCATATTCATTCAAGGTGGCGTTAAAAACCACAATGAGCGTGTATATCCAGTAAATGAGATTGAAAAAGCCGTTTCTGCATTAAATGAACAAATCAAGGGTGGTTACAGCGTCTTAGGCGAAGTTGATCACCCAGATGATTTGAAAATTAATCTAGATCGCGTTTCACATATGATTATTGATATGTGGATGGATGGTCCTAACGGTTTTGGTAAATTAAGAGTTCTTCCTACTCCAATGGGTGTACTAGTTACTACCATGTTGGAATCAGGAGTAAAACTTGGTGTTTCATCTCGTGGTAGCGGCAACGTGAGCGAGGGAGACGGCAAAGTAAGTGACTTTGAAATAGTCACAGTAGACGTAGTTGCGCAACCAAGCGCACCAAATGCTTATCCAACAGCGATTTACGAAGGACTGATGAATATGCGTGGTGGTAGTAAGGTATTCGAAATGGCACGTGAAGCCAGCGCAGATCAAAAAGTACAGAAGTATTTGAAAGAAGCTGTAAAAGGCTTAATCAAAGATCTAAAAATTAAATAGGAGATCACAATGTTAGACGCTATCAAACCATTGTTAGATTCCGGCATCATTAACGAAGAAACTCAAGCAAGTTTAAACGAAGCTTGGGAATCAAAATTAACTGAAGCTCGTGAAACCATTCGCGCTGAATTGCGTGAAGAGTTTGCGGGTCGCTATGAACACGACAAAAATGTAATGGTTGAAGCTCTAGACAAAATGGTTACTGAACAACTCTCCGCTGAACTCAATGAGTTTGCCGAAGAGAAGAAAGCTCTTGCAGAAGATCGCGTGAAATTTAAAACTCACATGA